AAGGAATCAGTACACTTAGGGAAATTTCACTTACTACAGTATATATCATTACGAAACCCAATTTACGAAATACCACTCGGGACTCCTTCTCAAATTCTTTATCTGTTAATCCAATGATATAGTGCATAACAGAATAACCCGGCCATTCCGAATACTCCTATCACTAATATCATATAATAAATCTGTTCTAACATCTTTTTATAATTCCTTTAGCTATTTTTGCAATAGACTCATGAGCCTTGTCATAGAATTCTGGCCATTCATAATCTTCTGAATAGTCATTTACTAAATCTCTATATTCTGGATAACCAGAATAAGGATAGATTGCAAATGTGTCTGCGAACTCCTTTATTGTATTACTCTGCGGTCTACTATAATTAGGCTTTGATACGCCTCTGTATTTAACAGAAAACAACCTTGTTTTCATCAGTTCCCTTACAATGGGATTCTGTCTTTCTGATATTGGAATGCCTTTGAATAAGCTTGACTCATTCGTAGGGCTTTTGTAATTATTTAAATCTAACATCTTTCTCCTAAAATAATCTCATTTGTTTTGATGTGGGAAAATTCTTTTCCCTTTCTCCTGCAAGCCATGCTTTGTATTCAGGTGTATCAACAACATAGATTTTTTCATCCCTATCCCAATGAACCTCTAGTTCATTTGCTTCGTCATGTGTGATCCAACCATGTCCTTTGACATGCTTTAAATCTTCGACTGAAACTTTGTATCGTGTTCCATAAGCTTGCAAATAAATTGTCTTAGTTAATGGACCCGATGCATAATTGGATTCACCATAATTGACTTTACCCACTTTACTGATAATTGGTTCAAGTGGAGTTGCATAGTAATGATGATCAAGTTGTGGATCTTTTGCACATACATCAAGATTTTGTTTAATCTCATGTGCTATATAATCTGTAAAAACTGCTGCCATTATATTACTCCTTTTAAAAAACTGTGGAAATTCAATTCTAGATTGAGAGGACATCTCGCAGACTTCGAATCTAGAATTGTTATCAAACCAACTTTGCCTACCCACGGCTTTATGGATGTAAGGCTCTTGCCTATCAAATCCTCAAGCTCACCCATCACAAATGAGTTTTCGGCTCCAACTCTAAGGTGGCGCAATAGTGAATTGCGGGCTATGTTGGTTAATTTCATGATAATTTTAAATACTTTTTTCATTTCTATATACATTATAACAAAAGGGTACCGGCGGTTTCAACTATATTCGATATTCTTTTTTCTTTTGCCTGTATAATGATTCTAGGAAATTTCTGTTTTTCCTGAGATATGCTTTAGCTGTTGGAAAAGGTTTTTCACCAAATTCAAATCGCTCTTTGCAATTCTCTGAATACATATATCGGACAAAATCTAAAAATGACTTGGTGTCGTTTGCTGTCATTAGAAGGGTCCTCCATTATTGAGTTCTACTTGTTTGAATGTGCGTCTTGATTTTGAAAAGCCTTTGATTGGCTTATTGAAAGTTCGATACTCATTCGTGTCTGCTACAAGATAGGCGACTAATTCACCTTTCTTATTTAATATATATGTGTGGCTTGGTACTTTAAAGTGATTTACTTTATCCCATTTTGTTGTTTCTTTTAAACCAATCATTCTTTTAACTCAAGGACAATTCTGATGATGTCAGGGATCCCAGCTTTGGTGTATCGTCCATCATTGAAATTACAGTTGTTGTTCCAACCTCTGTGGGGAACATAACCCATTAATTCTGTAAACTCTCTGACTGCTTCTAGTTCTGGTTCAGTTGGTCTATGATAAGGACTGAAATCTATGTGATGATCTTCTCCATCACTGCCTGTAAAGTAGTGAAATCTTTTAATACAATCATCTTCGTAATCGTCCCAATAGTGATATTTACCTAATGTTAATTCTGTGTTCATTCTAAAAACGCCTCCACTGTTCCTATATTTTCTTCTAACATTTTTATTGTTGTTGTTCCAACATAATCTTTCTTTATATAATAAACAGCACATGGAAACCCAAAAGGGAAACCTGCTTTGCTGGCTGGTAATGTGTGTATCTCAACAAAATTACCATACTCAAATATTTGTTTTAATGTTCCCATTGACTTGAACAGTTTTGCAACTGGAACAAGTAACACAACATTCTCTGCTAAACTGAAAGCATGTGTTAAAAATCTGTTGAAGTCTGAATAAGGTGGATTTGTTACAATCCAATCGACTTCTTTTTCATAATCGTAAAAGTTTTTACCCTCGGTTATTTCACACCATTCTGTATTCTTAGGTAAATGTTTTAAAAACGCACCTTCACCTTTACAGGGTTCTAATACATTTCCTGTTATATCGAACATGGAACATATCTGTTCAGCTAACCAATCTGGTGTAAACACAACATCATTCGGGTTCATGTGTGCGTACTTCTCTGCAATGAGAGGATTATGTTGTTGTCCTTTAATTCCGGCCATTATAAAAGTCCTCCGTTTCTTTCGCCACCTGCACAGTATCCAGATAAGTATTTTGGACCTGTCCAGTTGATCACATAATTGTGATCGAATATGTTTCCTCTTGGTTTGTTAAGAGCTGGTGCTCTCCAACCTGCGGCTTTCAAAAGATCGCCTTCTTTGAAATTTTTGTTTTTGAGATTGATGAATCCCCACACACTATTTTCAGTAACAATTTTAAGATATTTGCTACCTGGTAGATATGTGATGTTGTCTTTGAATTTGGCTCTCATGTCCTCGTTGTCCATGAACGCTTCGTAGTCCTCGATAATTCTCATTTCTAGTTCACCTAGAGCATTCAAGAATTCACCGTCATACGGTAGTTTGTTTAATTTAATTCCTTCCATTACACCACTCCATCATAAAAGTATTGATCAGCCCAATCTGGACCCAATGCATTGGTTAATGTAGAATTTAAGATGTGATCTGTTATATCAGTCTTTAAGTGATCTGGAACACTAAGTGCTCGAAACATGCAATTAGCTACTGGTACACAATTAGGGTAACCGGTCGCTATGTGTGTTAAGTTAATGTAGTGTGGATTTCTTTTTGTTATTCCTTTCATTTATTTTACCTCTTTTTTCATCTTACATATACATTGTAACAAAAGGGTACCGGCGGAGTCAAGTATAAATACATATTATGAGTCCATACAATCAACCAGACTTTGATTCGTTTTGTACAAGGATGTGGTTAGATCATGAAGATGAAAATCTCACTATACCCGCAGCAGGTAATCGTATGACTCGCGATGAATATGTAGAACGATGGTATGAGTGGTTATTAGAAAGATGGCAGAATAGAGATTTTGGTAAAGACGAATACACAACACAAGTATGAATAGATTAATCTTATTCTTAGCCTTCGTGACACCCATATACTGTATGGCTTTCATAGCACTGTGTATGTCATTAATCAATAGTTTCTTATGAGTAAAAAAGAAATACAATACTTCTTAATCCTTATTAGTCTAATAATGTGTATAGCTCTTGTATTCAATAAAGCCTTACAATGAAGAAACTTCTAATATTGTTGTTACTTCTTCCCTCAGCCCTGCTTGCTGAAATAACCGATTGGACGATACCGACAACCTTACCCTCGAAGGACAAACAAAAAATTATGATGGGATTGACTTGTTGTTATCATGAGGAACTTATAAACAATGTCCGAATGGAAAATTCTCCTAGGTTGATAGAACACTCGTCAAGGGAAAAAGTAAGAAGGTCAATATCTTCACTCCAATATTCAGAACCTATAACTAATGGCCAGTGGTTGACATTCATCACTCTACAAATGTTAGACATTCACTCTACATATAAAGGATTACAATGGGATTGTGTATACGAAATGAATCCTATCATGGGAAAAGTTCCATCACTAGATAAAGTGTTTGTAACCAAGAGTCTAATTCTCTCACCTGCAATTATATACGATTTGAGAAAAGGAACTCTCACACCAAAAATTATGAATCAATTAAATTTTATCATGTCCATTGTTGTATACAACAACTATAATGTGTACACATCAGCAAGAAGTAGTACAAATTGTAGCAAAAGATAAACCCCCAAAAAAAATACCCAAAAAAAATTTTTAGAACAGGGATTTTAAAAAGCGTTTAGTTTCTCTGAAACATACTCGATTGTCATCTACCCTGTTTCCACCCGCAGGCGTCTGACTCTCTATATAGGGGCGGGCCGGTAGGGAGGCGGGCTAGCAAAACAGTATGCCGCTCCGCGGCAGCCTGAAGTATATCTCTGAGGTAATTTCCGGAGGTTTAAGGGAGTTGTTTGATGACTTGGATAAAAGATACTAGTGGCAGCGAGCCGGTTCTTAGACGAGGACCGGAAACCCTTTGTCCTATTGGGTTTCCCCCGCTCCGGACACAGTATCCCGCGGTTGCCACTCAACATATTGGAAGTCTTTTAAATAGCTTAGTCTTAATCTTAAATGTATCATATCATTGATACATTTTTCATCATCTCTGTACTTCCACTGTAATAGAAACTCTTGTATCTTAGCATGCGACTTAACGGCATACTCTGCGATGACTTCTTTGTATAACTGATCTTGTTCTGGGTACTCTTTGATGACCTTTGATGACCCATAGTACTTCTCAAAAAGTTTATCGGACTTCTGGGAAAAGCCTATGTAATAGCGATCGTCTGGTAGGTAGGTAACATAGACTCTATAAGGGTTTGGTGTCTTTCTGCGTGGTGATTTGGCCATGGGATCACTCTTTCGTTGGAATGTCGTTTTTCAGTACTTTTTTTGTGTTCTGTTCTGAAATACCCTTATTTGAAATGGGATATCCCTCAAAACCAATCGTTATATCCTTTTCGGAGATACCTGGAAGAAATTCTTCGATACTCTTTAACTTTTTCTTTTGATGTTCTTGCAACATAGAAAAGAGTTCTGATTCTTCAATGATTTTCGATATATGTTTGACCATCTTGGGTGAATTCTCTGTTTTTGGGTTGATTTTGATGAAAGTTTTTGATTCCTAGTCTAACTAGATGTCTTACTAAGTCACTTCTGTTCATTCCTTGTTCTTTACACCATCTAGATTCTACGATTTCATCCAACATTCGTATAATACCTACTTCGAATCGTGTATTGACACTTTCTGTAAATCTTCTCATAATTATATTTATATGTAAACTTTAAGTAGTATTAGAGTAGTAACTATGAGACAGATAAAGAAAAGAACAAGTTCTTTCTTCTTATTCATAACTCTCTTTCGTTTATATCGGTGATGAAACTCTCCCAAGCCTCTATTTCTTCTTTTTTGAGTTCGTGTGGATAGTGATTCTTGCCGCGTAGCTCGTCAGCCCTACGGGTTATTGACTGTTCCGCGTGAGCCATTTTTCTTATTTCTTCACCTAATTGTGAGTCATTAGGATAATCATGACATAACTGTTGTAGTTCTTTATAACCTAATGATTGATGTTCTTTGTTTCTTATTCTCATGGTAATGTTCCCATGTCGTAAAAGAAGTTCATGTAATAGTCTTTGAAGTCTTTATCTTTGAGATGTTCTTGTACTTGTGAATGTGTTAGTTGTCCTGAACGGATACATTGTGCGAGTTCGTGATAGTATTTCCCACCTTCTTCTTGGGATACTTCTCTTAGAAATTGATTGAATTTAGTTCTCATTGAGATAATTTCTTAAATCTCCTACTGTTTGTAGTTGTTCTGTATCTTCATCGGGTATTTCGATTTCGTATTCTTCTTCGATTCCCATGACGATTTCAACGATATTAAGTGAGTCAGCACCCAGATCATTAATGAAGTGATGTTCATCTCTTATTGAATCTTGATCTATATCTAATATCTCTGCTATTATTTTTTCCATTGTAGTTCTCCATATGTTGGGTAGGGTGAGTAGATTGGTGGGTATCCTTCAAAATAGATAGGATGTGATCGTGGATATTTGATTGATACATACATCAACATACCCACAAATAAGAATAGTGTAATTGCTATTAGTTTTTCTTTCATAATACTATTTATCTTTAATATTTCCCGGTAAATAAAGTGTAAAACTCCTGACACTTAGAACAGACACCACATCTATTGAAAGTAGCACAACTTTGTACTAATTCTTGTACATCTCCTCTTATAGAATCCCATTGTTGTTTCTTTGTCAGACCAATAAGTGGAGCTGAGATAGTTTGTCTGTTGAAGTAAATCTGTTCTTTATATGAACCATCAGTATTTCTATAGTTTCTGTTCTTAAAATCTTCAGTTCCTCTATGTTTGCCATAATTTTCCATCGTTCTTGGAATCTTTTGAAATGATTCAAATATATTTTGAACTTCATACTTCGTTGGATCCACAATAGAAGAATCTCCATATCCATCATTGTATTCAAACATACCACTATTAGCACCCCAAAAGAAGTTACTTACATGAGTAAATCTGATTGATGCATTACACATGGCTAATAACCAATGTCTAGTAGAATAGAAGTAATTTTTGTTTTGTTGATATTCTATATCATATTTTTGATGTGTATGTACTACTAGATTGACATCAAGAATATCACATATTGTTTTTAAATGTTCAGGGACAGTACTAGCTTGCATGGTTGTTTTATCAAAACCATCTTTTTTATCTATAGGAAAATGACTATACAAAGCAACTATATTTACATAATGATCTTTTAAGTATTCTAATAGTGCTGTGGATTCAACTCCTCCAGAAAATGCTACTACACAACCAATATTTTTCATCTCATAAATTTATCTTCAATACTCCTACACAGGATACAAAAGACAGTATTGCACTCAATATGAATATGATTTTAAGAGCTTTGTTCAATGTAATAGTTCTTCTTCTTCTATTTTGACGATATCATCATCAGGGAGTTGTTCTCCACAAAAGGGACAGTAATGTGGGATATACTGTAGTCCCATTTCGTGTTCAACATGAAACTCTGCTCCACATTCTTCACAAAAAAGTGATACTGTATTCTCGTTATCGTGCATTGGCAACATTCCTATACTAATCTATAAAGGGCAATTACACATAATGATATGCACATTAATAGAAACCCGAAAACCCAGCCGATATGAAATTTGTAATTGATTATTTTGTTCCACTTTTCTCTCATAATATTATTTCCTTATAATTTAAATTCTTCAAAGGTATCATCCTTGATATCTTGTTTAATCCCTCCTATTATATATGACTCAATTTCAGTCTCTTGTGGAGCATTTTGAAGTCCTCGACTAGAGAGCCAATGTTGAGTCCAAGGTAGGGGGTTTGTTCGACTTGATATGTCGTATAAGGGTTGTAATCCTATAGCTCTTAATCGTTTGTTAGCTATGAATTCAACATAATTACCTAACAATGTTGCAGAAAGTCCTATCATTGAACCATCTTTCATTAAGTATTCTGCCCAATCTTTTTCTTCTTGAACAGCCTTAGCATACATATCGTAAACTTCCTGTTTACAGTCCATCATTACTTTCAACATTACTTTATCTTTCTCTTTCGATTGATAGTTCTTGATAATGTGTTGGGTAATGGCGAGATGTTGAGACTCATCTCGAGCTATCAGAGAAATGATCTTTGCAGATCCTTCCATAAGTCTCAACTCTCCAAATCCGAATGTACATGCGAAAGACACATAAAAACGAATTCCCTCAAGGATATTTATACTGATCAACATCTTATAAAATCGTTTCTTGAGTTCGTATTCGTTTCTACCTATTGAATTCTTCTTCATCTTTCGTTTACTCAATGACCACTTCTTTGCGTAGTCTATAAACTGATCGTAATTCTTAGTAACTGTATTAGCTCTCTTGATAATCGGCTCTGTCTGTAATATCGTATCAAACTCTTTTGTTGGGTCAGCATAGAGATTCTTCATGATGTAAGTATAACTACGACTATGAATCATTTCCATAAAGTCCCAAGCTAATATACAACTTTCTAATTCAGGGATTGAACAGTATGGCAATAAAGCTAAAGCTGGACCTCGACCTTGAACACTATCTAATAATGTCTGATACTTGAGATTAGCTGTAAAAATGTGTTTTTGTCCGACATCTAACTGTTGATAATCATTTCTGTCTTTCTGTAATGAAACTTCTTCTGGCCTCCAGAAATAACCTAACTGTTTTTGTGTGAGTTTATCGAATGTGGGATATTTGAAATCATCATATCGTTGTGTGTTCAGTTCTTCGCCAAAGAACATTGGCTGTTTTCTATAATTGACTTTGTTTCTATTAAATATACTCATATAGAACAAGCTCCAGACTCACATCCATCATCATCAAAATCTTCATAGCTATCATTAGCTACAATGTCTGTTACTTCTTCTAAAATTTCATCTTCAACTTTCGAATCGTATGTATTCTGATAATATACTGTTTTCCACCCATACTTGTATGAGTTCAACATATCTTTAGCCATTTCAGATAATGGCACTTCGCCGTTTTCATAGTTCTCTGGATTATAACTCCAATTACCACTGATAGCTTGATCAAAGAACTTCTGCATGATAGCCACAACTTTGATATAGCCATCATTGTTAGGCATGTCCCATAATAGTGTATAGAAATTCTTTAAGTGTTGATAGCCGGGAACTATCTGTTTGAGTGGTCCTTTCTTACTTTTCTTAATTGTCATATAGTCTCGAGGTGGTTCTATGCCATTCGTTTCATTTGAGACCACTGAGGAGCTCTCAGACGGCATCTGAGCTGATAATGTACTGTTTCTAATTCCATGTATTGTTAGTTCTTCTCGTAAACTTTCCCAATCACACTCATATTTTGTCTTGACTAATTCATCAACATCTTTCTTATAATGATCAATAGGTAATAGACCACCAAAGTACTTTGTCTGACTCCAGCCATCACAACTACCCTTTTCCTTAGCCAACTGAACACTAGTTGCGAGTAGATTGTATTGAAAGTGTTCAGTTAACCTGTGGACTAATTCTAATGCTTCTTTATCACTATATTTGACTTTGTTCTTAGCCAAGAAATGAGCTAGACCTATATAGCCTATGCCTAAACTTCTTCGACTCTTTGTTGAATTCTCTGCAGCAATGATTGGATAATGCTGATAATCAATAACTTCATCTAATGCTCTGACTGCTAAATCACACAGCTCTGGCATTTCTTTAAAGTCATTAGACATTGTGCCAACATTAATAGCTGACAATATACATAGAGCTATCTCTCCTTCTTCATCTCTTGGAGATTTGATAGGATTTGTCGGCAATGTAATTTCTTGACATAGATTTGACATATTGATTTTGGCTTCATCTTCAAAGAATGAACTATGACTATTAGCATGATCAATATTCATGATATAGATACGACCTGTTTCAGCTCTCTCTTTCAATATCTCCATGAATAACTTCTGTGCACTTACTTTCTCTTTAGGGACAGAATAAGCTCTTTCGTATTTCTCATACATTTCATCAAATTCTTCTGTGCCGAACGCTTCATATAGTCCTGGCACATCATGTGGTGAGAATAGTGTGATATCTTCGTTATTGAGAAATCTCTCATAAAAGAGTTTTGATATCTGAATAGAGTAATCTAGTTTTCTGACTCTATTATCTTCTGTTCCCTTATTGTTCTTTAATACAATAATATCTTCTATTTCTTGGTGCCAAATAGGGAAGTGAACTGTTGCACTACCACCTCGAACGCCGTTTTGAGTACAGCAACGGACTGTCGATTCAAATTTTTTAAGGAATGGAATAACGCCTGTGTGTTGGACCTCTCCTCCTCGAATCTTTGAACCCAAGCCTCGTATCCTCCCAGCATTGATCCCAATTCCCGCACGCTGAGCAACATAACGACCAATAGCCATATCAGAACTGAAAATACTGTCAAGAGTATCGTCACTATCGACAAGAACACAAGACGCAAACTGGCGTAAAGGAGTTCTAATGCCGGCCATAATTGGCGTTGGAATATTGATTTTAAATGTTGAAGTTGCGTCGTAATATTTTTTAACATATTGAAGCCTCGTTTCTTCTGGATAGTTTTTAAACAAAACAGCAGATATCAACATATACATATACTGTGGTGATTCATATAGTTTTTCTGAACTTCTATCTTGAACAAGATATTTGTCAACTATTTGTCTTAACCCAGCATATGTAAAGTTGAAATCTCTGTCGTGTTTGATATAATTATCTAATTTTTCCCATTCTTCATCACTATAATATGTGATTAGTTTTTCATCATAAACGCCATAATTGATATTACGCGTTACAATGTCTTTTAATGGGGGATAGATTTTAGAATCTCTCCACTTGGTGTTGAACACACCTTTTCTAATTTGAAATAATAAGAGTCTAGCGGCGACATATTGATAATTTGGACTCTCTAATGATATCAAGTCTGCGGCAGACTTTATCAATATGCTTTGAATTTCTTTAGATGTTATTCCATCATAAAATTGAAGGCCTGAATTCATTTCGACTGATGATTCAGACACACCCGCTACATTTTTACATGCAGCTTCTACCATTTTATGTACTTTATCTAAATCAATAGGCTCGATTGAACCATCTCTCTTGACTACTGTTACATCATTTCCCACTTACTTTACTCCAATCACTCAAGGCCATTTTAGCTTTTAACCCTGAAAATTTACATTTTTCTATCGTGTCAATAATAATATTTGGAGAAAGTCCACCTAATACCATATCGTTAATGTCTTTTTGTTTAATTGTCTTAGGCCAAAAAGTAACAGTAAATCCATCGTCAATGATTTGACTCATTTTCTTTACAATCTCTGGATTTCTCGGTTCATTATCAAAGACCACAACTGCTTGTTCTGGTGGTACTATTGAATTTAATTTCGAAAAATCGCTTCCTGCAACAGCGATGGAGTTAGGTAAAAACAGACTATCAATGGGTCCTTCTGTAACATAAACTCTTTTATTGTAGTCAACCTTTCTAAGGCCGTAGATGAGAGAATGTGTATCATCAAATTTTAATGTTAAGTATCTTAGTTTGTTGTTATTGAGTGCCCTACCTGAAATTCCTATGAGTTTTCCTTGTCTAGTGTAGAAAGGAAAAATCAATCTTGGATCATTTCCAAATACTCTATCTCTATATTTAGTATCTAGTTTACTTAGACTTTGACTGTTCTTAATATAGTATAAATCGTCCCAATGATGTTTAGGAATATGTCTATGATTGAGATAATCTGTAGCTTGTTTTGCATCTATTGCTTTCAAACAACCCACTTTCTTTAATGGATCGTCTTTGAATATAGTTGTACTTTTTGGAATAATATTGGGCTGAGATGCAAATTCTGGTTTCTTCTTATAGAACTTTTCCATTGCATATTGTTTCCACAATGAATTGTCTTGCTCTTTAAGAAAATTAGCGAAAGATTTTGATTCACCACAGTTGTGGCATTTATAGATGAATGTCTCTTTATAGACGAAATGATAACCACGAGCCTTATGTGGGTTCTTTTCAGAATCACCACAATAAGGACAAGCGTGATTTAACAAATCTTCATTTTTCCATTTATAGTTTCTGAATCTTGAAGATATCAATCGCAGATATTTTTTATCTACCCATAACATATACTACTATTATACTACAAAACGCTGATTTGTCAATGCCTAAACCACTACCATTGAAGGAAGTTTTACAGCTTCTTCATAACTGACTAATGTTGGAACACCTTGGTCATTTACTCTAATCAATTTATCTACATCTTCTGATGAATGTTGTGGTCTATAACCTAATATTTTGGCTAGTTCAATATTCCTTTTTGGAATTCCTAATTTTTTAAATCCATTAACAGTTGATTGAGCAGAATAAAAACTCTCAGTCTTATATAGTAATGCTCTTTTTTTGTTTAATTTTTCTAGACTAATTTCAAAATCACTAGTAGTTACTGTCAATACAATATTTCTAGTTTTTCTATCAGTATTAGCCGAATCAAGCATTTCATTAAATAGATATCTGTGTATCATTCCTAGCTCTACATCTTTAATATCAGCTGGATCTATATTCAACATAGAATTAGATTGCTCAATAGATCGTTCAGTCTTATGATTATTATACATTCCTTGAACAAGAGCATTCTCTTGCATCTTTTCATGTATACCTTTTAATACAGAAGTCAAAGAACTCTCAGTAATAGGTTCTTTATATGCCTTAATTAAATTATGACATCTCTTTTTATTGTATCCTGGTCCAGTTGGAGTAAACATATCAAGAAGATGTTTGTTATCTCGTCTTTTTATAGTTCTATATAAAAAGGCTATCATTTCTTTATTTGTCATTGCCCATTGTGGTGGGTGATTATTACTATTAGTGCTGATAAGATCATGCATCATTCTATCGTCTGAACTACCTTCAATATCTAATTGTACTAAATCTATTAAAGCATGAGTATATCTATCTGATTTAGACATCGCAGCAAATCTATGATCTCCTGCTGATAAAAGAGCCTTTTCAGTACCACCATGCACAGAGCCTATTAATGCTCCAAGTTCATATACATATCTTGTATCTAATGAACTTTGAAGAACCTTTACTCTATCATCAAACTCTGATGCACCTTTAGTTTGCATCTTTCGTAAACTTGCTGGTGTGATATCTGATAAAGACAATTTATGCCTTCCTTTGTATTTTGATTTTATATCATAATCTTCCGGAAGTAAACCTTCTTTTTTGGCTCTTTCTTGAATATCCAATAGAAGTTCTTCTGTTTTCTTTACTGGATATAGATTTTTTGAAGCTTCACGCGAAAGGTGAAGTGTTGTGTTTGTGGGCACACCCCTTTTTGTTAATTTCATTGCTGAAATCCTCCATTTTAATATTCATGTAACTATCATATAGTCTAGAATATATTATTATAATTAGTAAAACATTCTTAAATCTTTGAATGAACATAAAGTTCGTCTTAGATCGTTTTACGCTTTTGAGTATTTTTCAACCCTATATTATATATTATAACAGGCTTCCCTGTTATGTCAAGTTTCAGTCCTTGAATGAAACAACTATTTCACATTGAACTGTTTCATTACAAAACTTTTTAACGAATTCAGAAGCAGATAATAAATCTTCTCTGCTTCTGACTTCTATTGTGATTATCGAATTACTTCGTAAATCTGAGCTCTCATTACGATTTCTGAAATGTCGAAAGGAGCTTATTCTTTTGGGCTTTCTTCTTCTTGAATAGCATCAGTTTCTGCGTCAATATATTCTGCAGCTTCATTGACAACACCTGCTGTGGTATCACCTACGAATGCGGCTGCATCAACAACATCTTCTGTTACTGCTGAAACTATTTGTGAAGTTCCAGTTACAACTGAATCAACAGTACCTGTGACAACAGTTTTACCTGCTTCCCAAACACCACCAACAGTTGAACAACCTGCTATCATGATAAGAAAACTCATTATAATTAAGTTTTTCATATGCCTTTCCCTTTTTTGTTATTAATCATCTATATAATAAATCATACTATTCAATCTGAACCTAGTATGGCGTACTTCCTGTACACTCTTATATTTATATATTTTTACTTCTTTAATGTGCTATTAATATTCCTGAACTATGATAAAGAATATCATAAGCTATTTCAGCTGCGTGTAATAACAACATTAAAGTAAGTAGAAATGCACAAATCTTTAGCCATTTAATCATGTGTTTCATAATAAAAATCTATTCATATATCTATTATACTACGAAACGCCAATTTGTCAATCTTTTTCTCTTGGAAATAGGCCGATACTTGGCCTTCTTGAATCATCATTAGTATTAGAAACGCCAACACCTTTTTCTGTTGTGCCATCTGGATTCCTAATAGTAACACTTCGATAATAAACAACTACTTCACCTAATTGTTTGATGTATCGTTTAATCTCTTGCATATCTTCTGCCATCACTTCATAATCACCAATAGTAGTTGCGACGAATAGAATTTCGCCATTGTTTAGTTCTTTCATTTCATCTAGAAATCTGTCTAGATAAGTATAGCCTTCTGGCCAATCTGGATTTTCAGTATCTTCTTTAGCACATGCCTTAGGTCTTTTGAATTGTTCGACGCCTTTATCGTCAAACTTTTTGGGTTCATAAGAAATAGTAGCTTTACATGGATTAGTTATTTTGGCAGTTGAGACAACATACCATTTGGGTGCTGTTAATTTAACAGGTCTTGGTAGTTGTGGTTGAATGATGTCAATTTCTATAGGTTTAGAGACTATCTCAACTTTCTTTGAGCCACCTAATCCTGCACACCCACTAATTGCTAGTGTCAGGATTGTCAAGATTATAAAGTTCTTTTGTATCATCCTCTAGTCCCTCCATTACTGCATCACTAGCATTTCTAAATCTAATCTCTATAAGACCAGGTTTTTTCAATGCTAACATATCTAAATTATGTCTTGAGAATATTGCTAAATACTCAGCTTTCTCAGCTTCTATCTCAGCATTCACTCTTGACATATTTTGTAAAGCCTGCCCTTGTTTCTCATACTGTTCTTTCATAACAGCCATAGTTTCTTTCTGTTCTTCAACAGCTGACTCTAATTTAAAATTATTTTCTTTTAGTGTGATATTCTCTTGATATAGAAAATAACTTCCTATACCTAATATTAGAATAACTCCTATTAATGCTTTACTCATACAACTCCCTAATCATGTAGTCTATTGGTTCTTGAGATTTAATCTCAACTATCCGTTCATCATTATCTTTAAAAACTATGTGTTTTGGAGTAATTTTGATCTTTTTTCTGACTATGAATTTATGTGTTTCTTTTTTGCCTTCCCAATCAGTTGGCTTATAAGTAATCCATAATTCATACTTTGGTTTGATGAATAATGATAAAAATTTATTCCATAATCTAGCCATAATGATTATCTCTTTCTTGTCATTCCTTTAATTAAAGAAACTCGTCTTTTAACTTTTCTTTTGGGTTTTGTGTGAACTGTATTATCATCACCTGTTCCAGCAATATGTGGTCCAGTCACACTTCCCATATCTTCTTTCCACTGCTTCTCTTTCTTTCTCTGCTTATTTGTTTTTGCTTTTGGGTGATCAGGATTTTTATGTTTTGTTTTTCTTAGTCCCTTCTTTTTACCTGATTTATGGTAATCACCCGATTTTTGTTTTGAGATAGCTATAGCTGCAGCCTGTGCAAATGATGAAGCTTCACTCTTTAAAGCTTTATCAATTATTGCCTTTATTGCCTTTAGTTTTTTTTCTCTTAATCTGGGTTCCTTTCTATTATAATGTTGAGTAACTACAGAAAGGTTTTTTGGATCATTATTTAGTGGATTTCCGTCTTTATGATGAACATCTTTACCATCAAATCTTTCAGCTTTGCCTTCTCTTTCCAATGCCCTACGAGCTCTTTTACGAGCTGCGTTTCGTAGCATTTGTTCTGGTCTTGAATGATAATTTTCTCTTTCTTTCTTATAGTTTCTCATAATAACTATTTATTATTATCTTGTTTTGATAAACCCACTTATTATCTTCACATATACTTGATATGGGATATACAACCATGGGGAGAATACATATCCACCTCTTTCTTTCATGTCTTTCTTAGTTGTCCACTCTTTAAAGTTATTATCAATATATTTACCCCTATATCTAAGAACAGCATGGCCGTTCCCTTTTACAGTGCATCGTAATATTTTACTTTCTCTAATGAGTAGACTTAAAAACATCTTTAAATGACTTCTACCTTTTAGATTATATAATAGTGTTAATGAATAATCTTCACAATCACCAACATAAGGTGGGTGTTTCATGATAAACCATGCATCTCTAGAACCGTATTGATCTGAATCTTTACGATATTTGAATTGTTTGTTTAATTCTAGTAAAAAACTCATCTTAAATCATGTCCTGTACAATGCATCATCATTTCTTTATCAACATTATACATCTTGAATACAGAAACACCATATATTTTAGCTGCAGGCTTTGCACCTGAATGAATTATAGTATCACCTCGTTCAGCTTCATTTTCTTCATCAATCATCATTTTTCTAGTCAAAGTGTATGTTCTTTCATTTTGTAATTTGTTTATTGGGACGAATTCCTCTAAGAGTTCATCTTCAAGTTGTCCAGTTTCTTTCAAATATTTAAAAACTTCTTTATCTAATTGTGTGCCTTTTAAACCAGCATGTTCTTTGATAAGAAATAGTGCGGCAGCGTATGAAGCGATTCTCGATTTTCCAAATGGAATCATCTCCATAATTCTTTTTAAATTGAATACTAGACGATGCAAAAGTGAGTATGCATCTTTTTCTTTTGATGAAGAAGGTTTCTTTTTAGTTCGTTTACCCTTCTCATCTATTAGGCCATGTTCGAATGCGGCCTGTTCTTTCCATGGAGTAGTTAAAAGTTTTAAAACTCTGAATACTATTACGGTGTCTATTCCTCTTCCCATGTATTATAATTCTCTTAGTTTATTTATTACTTCTTGATCTAACGGTATTTCTTGCCGCCAACCTTCTTCAATATAACCTAAATACAAAAGGCATGTCTTGATGACAGGCCAGTATTCTTCTTCAATCTTATAGTTTAACATTCGTATGGCATGTTCTACGCCAAACAAATTGTTTAGTACTATAAGATGATTGAGAATTAATCTTTCCCTTAATTCGCCGTTTTTGTGATATCGTTTTAGAAGTCTTTTTAGGTATCTAAATCTTCTAATGTCCTCATAAAATTCTTCTGTTGAAGTACATTGTGGATTATCGTAATGACGAATCGCGAATAAGGTAAAATTCTCCTCGTTGAGTTCTTCAAAAATATCCATTATATAATTACTTATAACGGAAAATTACTGCTGTATATTACCTGATACTCTAAATCCACCAGTAGGCATTTTCTCGTATTGAATATCTAATACAAGATTCTCAGGAATAGCTGCACCATAATTAGATACATAGTTTCCTGTAGGATCAGCTTTCTCACCAAATACCGATAAAGGTATTCTAAGTGATCCACTATCTCCGGCTGCTTCTACTTGTACATCAAAAGAAACACCAATCTGTTGTACTTTCTTAGCTAATTGAATTAGAGCTGCATTAACTGTCGCGAACTCCATTTGCATATTAGCTGAGAGCCAGGTATTAACTCTGGCTCTTACATCTTCTTGGTCCATTCTATGAAAATCAAAGTCACCGTCAGCTGTAATTCCAGCTGTACCGGTACCTAAAGCTACTTCATTTAAATAAGTCTTAAAGCTTTTCATTATATTGTCCTATATTACGCTGATACTGTAATTGATCCAGCCGCAGTTCCGATTGCTGAACTATTAGTAATTGTTGCATTACTTGATGTTCCAGCATCTTTGATTGTACCTGAATTCAAATTCATAGCGTTAGTTCCAACTGTTAATACATCATTTGCATTAGTTGCGGCATTACCTGCTGCTATTGCTAGTGAGAATACTAATTCATTAGTACCTGTTCCACTTGCGTATGCTAAGTTGTGTGGTCCACGACCTGATCCAGAACCTTCGTTTCCGTTAGTAATGGCTAAGTAAGGTGTTCCACCTGATGTACTGACATCTACTGCTTCGTTAAATCTAGCTCTAACAGAAAGAGTAAATCCATCAGATTTATCTGCTGCTGTAGTGATCCATTCGATTTCAGTAATGTCTGCTGTTCCCAATGAAGTTGTTAGTGAACCGATTGCTACTAATATTTCTGGTGTTGCACTTGTATTGTCATTACCAGACATTGTAGAACCTGATTCTACTACCCAACCACTTGCGTTGGCATATACTTCTTTCTTTCGCGCTGTTGTCAAATGCTTTGGCTTAGACTCGTCGCTGTCTGTTGCTCCCCATAATGGCATTTTCTTTATCTCCCAATAAAATTTAATTTATTTATTACTAGTTATTTAGTAATTTTAAAAACTTATTAAACCCTGTTCTATTCTTCTGCATAGCCTTTGTTACTTCACCACGCTGAGCAGGTTTTAAGTTCATCAAGTTCTTTAAGACTTTCTTAGCTGTTGCTTGAGTAATCTTAACTGAACTCTTATCATCTAATTTAATAGTGCCACCTCCCGATAGGTCAGCTGCACTAGCTATTTGAACTTGAACTTGTCTATCAGTAGTTGATTGTTGACCTTTGTTTCCTTTTTGATCAAATGCATCTACTGCAGCTCTCGTTATAAGTTCATCCTTAGCATCTTTGTATTTACCACCCAACTTGAGTGCTAATTTATCAATCATACTAAGTAATTCTCTTTCTGAATTAGCTTTTTGAACTAATCCATAGAGAAGATTGTTACCCGCTTGTGTGGGCATTCCCAAATCTGGTGCTCTTCTGCCCTCATTGATCATCTTAGTTTCCCTTGATGTATCCGAGTTTTCTCATCTTCTCTCTAAAATTCTTTCTACGACCATCTATTTTATGGTCTGAAGGATTTGCTTCTTTTTCCTCGTGATCACCTTTCCAATTTTTGTCAACATAATCAAAGAATTCTTTCTTCTTTTCACCTTCTAATTCGTCTGGTGAATTAACACCGAATTTCTTTAATGCTTTGTTGAAAAATTTAGTATAAGCTTCTTTATCACCACCTTCTGGTATCCATTTATCAATACCTTCGTTAGCTAATCGCAATGCATTCGATACATCTGGATCATCTGATAGACCTTTCTTTAGTTTTTCTATGGCTTTTACAGCTCCAGTCATATTACCACCTGCATATCGTTTGTCCCAAACAATACCCATGGCTTGTTTAACCAACTTCTTAGGAAAGCGTCCTTCATTTAGTACTTCTTTAAATGTTTTCACTTCTGTTTCCCCTATATATTTGTAAGTGAATGACTTTCCTGTAAACTTATCTTTTACATTATAAGTATTTCCACTTAATTTTAATACTTTCCCAGCTGTTTTTAATCCATCTGGTTTTACAAATTCTATTTCTTCACCCATTATATAAGCATCTTCTACTTCATCCTTTGTATAATCAATAGGTTCTTGTTTTTCAACTGCAGATTCTAATGCTAATATAACTCTTTGTGTTTCTCTTTCATCAAACACATCATCTAAATCTGATTGTTTAAAGGATATAAATCCTCTCTTACCAAGTTCTTTTTGAACTTGTTCTACTTGTAATTCTTTGTCTAATATCATTCCAAAAGTGTCACATGCTGTTATGATATCTTCAACTGTTGCGTGTCTATTTCCAAATCCATCAGTATTAATTGCTATGGCTCTTGGATATGCTTGTGATTTTAATTTGAATGGAGATTGTTGAGCATGTTCTCTTTGTTCTTTGAGTTTATCTTCTTTACTTTCTTCTTTTAATTTATTGAATGCTCTCTTGTCAGCAACATTCTTCATTAACCAATCATCAACTTCATCTGGATCATCTGATCTAACTAGACCTTTATCATATGCATAAGCTAATAAATCTACTTCTGCATCATAATCTAAGTCTTTACCTCTTTGGAAATCTGCAATTTGTTTTTTCCATTTAGATTTAATCTGTCTAAGTTTCTTAAAACCAACTCTTTCTTTAAGATTTTCTTCACCCATAGACTTCCAATCTTTTCTCAATCCCTTGATAACTTGTATTGAAACACCATGCGACTTAGCAATCTTTGCATCTGAAACACCATCTTCAAAATCAATAATAATGTCTTTCATTTTACCTTCTTGAACATCTTCTTGAATACCAAGTGCTTTCTTTTCTAAATCAATTTGTCTTGACAGTTTCTTAATTTCTCTACCAATTTTTACAACTTCACTTTTTTGTTTAAAATCATTCTTCTTATCTTTTAAAAATTCATCTGTAGATTGTTTTCCAGTTATTTTCTCTAGTTTATCATATAATCTACCCTGTTTCAACAAATAATCTGAATATTTTAGATATTTACCTTCATCAACACCTTCAACAAATTTAACTCTAAACTTTTTCAATGCTTGTTTAAGACCATTCTCTACTTCATCATGGTCATATCCTCTATTACCAAATGCACTGTCCCAATCATCATCAAAGTCTTTCATTACTTGACTGAATTTAACACCATTCTTATATTTGTATGCTTTGATTTGTCCTTCGAATTCTTTTGGAGTATAATTGAATGCTTCTGCCCACATGGATTTAAATTGTGCCGAGGGAAGTTTTTGAATTTTTTCAAAAGATGCTGACAAATCTATATCTTCAAATTTGTCACTTTTTTCTTCACCTACTACTATTAATCTCCAACGATCTTCTTCATCAATAGCATTAATAGTTACATCTTTACCACCTTTAGCTCCTGCTTTTAGATTCATCATATTCCTGTTATAATCTAATTTATCTTTTTTTAATTGTATAGTTATAATTTTTAAAGCTTCTTCAATTTCTTTTTTATCTATTAAACCCTTTCCAGATCGACCTAAAAATACTTCAAAGTCTTTAAGTTTTCTACCAGCTGGAATTTTTTGATTGAATCTTTCTTGAACATCTTCATCAAATTGACTCCAGAAACTTTGACCTTTTTTAGGTTTATTGATGTATTGCATGTCTTTAGGTCCAAACCCAGCTCTCTTTTGTAATGCCATACTCTTGGCCATTCCCTTTAAATCATCAACAAACTTTTTCTTATCTTTTTTGTATGATTTTAAAAGAGTAGTAAACCCATCTCTGATAATTAATGTATTAAGAATCCTGTATAGTTTTGAATCTTTTGTTGCCCATACATTAGGAAAATCTTTTCTTAACATATTTGGACCGAGCTGTACTTCTTGAATATTTTCTTCTTTCTTTAGACCTGGTGCTTTTCTTGTTCTTTTATTTCCATAATAATCTGAAAGAAAGTTCTTAGCTGATGCTATAGATATATTATGATCTCTAGCTAACTCTTTAGCTGTGGCGCCCATTTGTATATCAATGAGAAGATCCTTCAGCTTATTTTCATCTAATTTAAATTGTTCTATAGCTTCGACTAGTTCTGAATTTTTCTTCCATTGTTGTACAGTTTCAAACTTAAAGATTGCATCAAATGCAAACTGAGAATAAGTTTTGAAACCCATTTTAGCTAATTCTTTTTGAAGTAATTTTCGTTGATATTCAAGAGAACCTTGAGCGGCTCTACCTAAGTTTAGATATGCTCTTTTTATTTCTTCCTCACCAGCATGATACTTTTTATCTTTTGGTTTCTTATCATCTACAGGTTGTGCTTCAGGTGCTTCTTTATAAACACCCATTTTTTTCTCATTTTTTTGACGGGTAGTTTTAGCTGGATTAGCTTTAGTAATCTCACCTATTAGACTACGCAAATCTTTAAAATCGTTGATTATGTGTCCTGACATAGTATTAGTTTGAATTGATTGCTACTCCAACAGCCATTATAGCAGCATTGGCTGCAAATAGTTTGTCGGAAGGGTCTTTCTGAATGATGGCTTCTTGTTGTCCATCCAATGTAAAAGTGCCAATATCTGTTCCACCTGATTCTTCTAAAGTAACTAAATGTTCTGTGCCAACAGCTGCTGTATTAAATAATCGTACATAACGACTACTACCTACATTAGATGCTGCACCTGTATTAGTCCCTAAAGCTGCTTCAGTTGTGATTGGTTTCCAAGGTCCCATTGTTTTTGTCTCCTTTAATTCTATTTATGTATTTATAATTCTTTACCATGTAACATCTAATGCATCTAAGTCTGTCCAAAGTGCATTATAACAATTTGCATAATCATCTGTTGCCTGCATTGATAAGTTCCATGCTCTCTTTTTTGCAATATATTCATCTCTAACACTTTTAGTAGCATGAGTTTGTGTTGCAGATGTTCTTTCTGAATTTGGAACTGTATATGTAAAACTTTTTTCTACTAAAGGTGTCGCATTATTAAAATCTAGGTAATTTTTACCTGTTTTAATATATTTTGTTATAGATTGATCAGTATATGTATGTATACTATTATTACCAGATAATGTTGGTATTGCATTTCTTTTATAAACTTTAACTTTAACAGTTAATGTTTGAACTTCACCACCAACTCTATTATCTTTGACAAATTGTTTAACTAACATATTATCATTATGGGCTACAGGATTAACTATATCTACCATATTATTCACCTCCTCCGCCTTCTTCTTCATCTGCTTGTGATGAATTATGACAATCAATTACAATACCACCATTAGTAACACCTTCATTTAATGCAGTAGTTATATATCCTGATTTTGATGCTTGTAATTCAATTCTAAAAATAGCTTGGTGTTCATCATCATCAGAACCTTCTCCGTTAGGTTGTGATTCAGTTTCTGCTGCTGTAGCACCCAAAGAAATAAGTGGAGTTTGAGAAGGAACAGTTTCACCAGCTCCTCCCCCAAGAGTACCACCAGCTTTAGTAACAGGTGTAGATAATCCAGAACCACTAAAATTATGTTGGTTGGTAACTGTAATTGCAACATTAGACACAGGTATTGTAATAACTACCTGACCAGCGTTTGCAAGAGTTAAAGCTGAACTACTAGTATCATAAATTGATCTTGTATTTGTTGTTGCATTTTGTCCTAAAGAAAGACCTTTCGCTCTAATATATGTGTTAGAGCCATCATATGTTCTCCATAATACTATACCACCATCAGCGTTTCCATTTTCACCAGGTCCTACATCATCAGTTGCTTCTTGATTTAAACCCCAACTAGCTTGTGCAGCTGCAATTCTAACAGCATAAGTTATACTACCCATACTTATTGCATGAGTATAATTGAACCACTCACTTATTCTATCTGGTGCAGCTTCTACATCTGGTGTTCCACCTGAATATGTCCCACTAGTATATGCATTTGAAGATGTTCTAAGACTTGACATAGATACACCACTACCAATTTGTACATTGGCACCATGAGTTGTAGAATTAATCTCGTTATATATATCTCTTATTGATACACTTGATGTCCCGACTGCCATTAATTACTTAGCTCCTCTAATTTTCGCTATTCTTTCTCTTTCTGCTGCTCTAGCTTTTGGTAAAAGTTTTTTTGTTAATTTTGCTAATTTTGCTTTTCTTTTCTCTAATTTTTTTGCTATAACTGTTTTTTGTTGTATGTTCATTTGACTTAATGGTATACCACCTGACAATTTCATAGCCATCTTTCCTCTGGCCATCATTCCTGCTTTCTTTAACATATCTGCAGGTGACTTCATTCTCTTAGCTTTAATTTTGGCCTTCATTGCTCTTTTTTTGGCTGTTCTTTTGGCCACTCTACCTCTGGCCAATCTTTGTGAGACTGTTAAAGCTTCTCGTATTCTTAAAAATTCTTCAAATTTTTCTATTATACTATTATTTATATCTTCTGTAGTCATAGAATCTTGTCCTCTTTTAACAGCTGCCACCCATTCTTGTCCTTTTGTTGGTATTTGAGCTGCCCATGTCGTTAATTTTCCTGCAAGAGATAAATCTACTTTTCCATCAAACTCGTTTTTTATTTCGTGAAAATTTCTTGAACCTACTATTCTTTTTAATATAGGTTTTACTTTTTGAGCTCCCTTCCAGGCAAAATCTACAACATCTGGTGGTATTGTTCTTGATCTCTGTTGATTTCTTTTTTGGGCTGTGTCTAAACTTGTTTCTATGAATATTACTTTAACATCATATCCTACTTTTTGTAATTTCGTAATTATTTTTTGAGATTTACCAACATCACCTGATGTTGAATCAACTATTATACCCAATCTGGCGTCAACTACATTATTTAATTGTTTACTTGTTAACGCTTTAGCTGCCATTCTAGCTGCTTCTCTTTCTTCAAATTCATCAGAGGGCATCTTTAATGAGAGACCTTTCTTTTTCATCAATATAGTAAAAAATGCATCTGAATTAACAACTTTTAATCCCATAGTAGACAATCCTAACTTCTTTGCTACATAAGACTTACCACTACCAGGTCCACCTGCTAATATAATTGCCTTGAAGATACCAGGATCATTGACACCTTCATCTAAAACTAAATCTTCTTCTTTGTAATTAAGTATATCCATACTTTCTCTTAGCCATTGTCATTGCTGTTGCGTGCATTACTTCATCAGCCCTATCACCATATCGTTTTACAAAATCATCTCTCTCTGATTTTAATTCTTTATACATCTTTTCCTTATATAATAATACTTTTTTGGGTAAATCCTCTTGTTCTCTCCATGTTGATATTTTTCTCCAATCAACAACAGGTTCATGTGGTGTAAAGTCTTGTGCATACTCTCTACCTTCTTGAGAACCCCATTCATGGACTTGTGGAACATGAGTATCAGTATATACTTCACTCAACATAAAATCAGGAAAATCTTCATTAATGCCCATACCCTTCCGCACCGCCGTATATAGTTGTCGCCCTAGTCTATAGCCTCTAGGCAACGCCTTAATAAATTCATCTTCCTGATCTGAATATGCTAAATGTCTCATTTTAGATGCTGACATACCTGATACATTGTCTGCATCTGGATCTCTATCTCCTGCAGATACTACTTCAATCTTTGCGAAATTGTAATGTCCGTGTCTTGATTTAACTCCATTATATTTATTTAGTAATGTTTCAAATTCTTTTATTCTATCTGACCCAACTACCATCTTAATTTTTCTATATCCTTTATTATATAAATCTACAACAACTTCAAAGACTGTTTTTGCAGTTGATGACATTACATTAATACCTCTAGGTAACATAGGATTCATAAACTTTCTTATCTGTGCATTTGTTAATGGATTCTTTTTCTTATCTGTTGTATGAGTAGTAAATATCATTACAGGGTCAGTTCCAGATACACTTTTCATCTTAGCTGCTAACTTCATGTGGCCAACTGTTGGTGGATTAAATCTACCAAATGTGAATGTAACTCCTTTAACAGGAACAGAAAATTCTGTTATGTCTTTAAATTTTTTTTTATTTTCATCCATAGGGTCTAATTCTTCAAATTTGAACTTCAACATCTTTTCTATTGTGTCTTTTTTCTGTCTAGTATAATGTTGAATCTCTCCGGCTATTACTTCTTTATCTTCTGGTGCCAGTTCTCTAAAGTATTTTAAAAAGTACAAATAACCTCTCTTTGCTTGTTTTTCAGCTTCTTTAGCTATTTGTTGTACATCATTAGGGAATCCACGGGTTTTAACCATATTCTCTAATGCCTTATGTGCTAATTTTACAAAATCTCTTTGTGCACTCATTTATTTGTCCCAATTCTTTGCTACTGTAAAGTTATTAAAACTAAACTCTAATTTATCTACTATTTTAACAGCTCCACCTGTTTTGTCAATTGCAACATACCCTTCTGGGTTGACAACTTTTAATCCTGTTGGAGTTTTAACAAAAGTTCTTGCTATACCTTTAGCTTCATTTAGTTTTTTAACAATCATCATTTTAGCTTGTAATAGAAATCTCATAAAATCTACTACATTCTTTAATGTTGTTGTAGCTTTTCTAATTTCTGCTAAATGCATTTTTAAATTCTTTTCACCTTTATTTTTGATCCACCAATCGTTAAAATGTTTAAAATACATTTGAACGGCTTTTCCAGAAGCTGGTAAAGGTTTTCCTGCTCTTGTATAAGTATTTAGATAACTTTTAAACCCAGCTCCTGGTGGAACTGTACTTTGCCATCTTAAAAACTTATTGAAACTGGCTGAATCAATTCTTTGAAATTGTTTACCTGCTTGTGATAATAAATTAGTTACTTGTACTGTATCTGATGCTGTGAAGTTAGCTTTACCAGAGACATCTTTATATTTAGCATCATCTTGCCATACTGCAGTTGATTTACCAGGTATCCTAGCTCCAAAAGAAGCCCTTAAATTTTCTATTGAATTGCCTTTATATGTCGTGTGCCAAACAACACCTATCTTGGCTGAGTTGATCTCTTTACCTAATTTACTATCTTTAGCTACAGCATATAAAATTGTATTTGGTTGAAATGTATAATATGATTCTCCATCTATATCCATTGTTGAAACATCATCTGTAAACATTAAATCACCTTGTAATATTTCAGTCATACCT